AGTGCCATTTGACAGGATCAGGCGCGTGACTGGATACCTGGGCCATTTGGAACATTTCAATAACGGCAAGAGCGCGGAGGCACGCGACCGGCTGAAGCATGGGTGAGCTACTACCAACTACTCTCAACTACTACCAACTACTCTCAACTACTACCAACGGAGGGGAAAGTATGACGTTTGAAGTTTACGAAATGGTGTGCCTTGGGATTCTATGGATTGGATCTATCATTGTGGCGTTCATCCTGGGCAGTACGCATGAGGTCAATAAGTCGATCAAAGCCAAGTACACGGTTATGCTGGATGGGAGAGAGTTTGGCCGAACGGTCAGGAGCGTGATAAATCGCAAAGGAGAAGATTGATGACAGGCGAGCAATTCCTAAACAGCATCCGCGGACTTGACCTGGAAATCACCGCACTTGACCACGAGCGCTGCAGGGTTATGGACAGGCGGCAGGACCTGCTGGACAAGGCTGAGTGCATCGGCGCAAATCTGTCCGGTGTGTGCGTGCAGACCAGTGTGGGAAGCAAAACAGAATCAATCGGAGTGCAGTTGGCTGATATGATGACGGTCGAGCAGGTGGCAAAGAAGCTGAACGATTACCAGGAGCGGATCAACCGGAAGATAGACGAACTAATAGACAAGAAGCAGCGAGCGCAAGACATCATCGACAAGCTGCTGGATGCCAGGCATAGAGCATTGTTGAAGCACAGGTATGTCAGTGATTTGAAGTGGGCGACTATTGCTGATATCATGAGTTATACAGAGGCTTATACGCGCGTCGACCTGAAGGATCAAGCGATCTTGGCATTTGAAATAGTCTGGAAAAACATCCATCAAAAACCATCTTTTATTTGACAGCCAAGTGTGGTATCCTACAATCGCAAGAGTTGGATGCGGGAACGCACCCGGCTCTTTTCTATTGCCACAGTTTAGTGGGTGTTGCATGGACCTCCTCTGTGCAACGGGGCGCGTTTTTACGCGCATTTTTGAGCATTGTGGTGGGGATGTTCAAAGCAATTTAATAACGGCAAGGCGGTGAACAATTGAACAGCGATACCAGCATAATCAACCACGATTTGGGCGATGCTAAGCAAGTTACGATTCACGTTATCGCGGACGTTCATCTTGGGGCAGAAGAAACCGATGTGCTTGCATTTGAACAACTTGTCAACCGCATCGCCGAAACGCCTGATCATTACTGCATACTGGCAGGCGATTTGATCGACAACGGGTTAAAGTCAAGCGTGACAAACGTATACAGGGCGACAATGCGGCCCGCTGAGCAAAAGAAGGAAATGGCCCGAATGCTCTTGCCTATACGTGGAAAGATACTGTGTATCATGCCAGGCAATCACGAACACAGATCGAGCAAAGAGGCAGACGATTGCCCTGCTTATGACATTGCAAGCAAGATGGATATAGAAGATTTGTATCGTGAGAATATTGCTATCCTGAGAGTGCGAGTTGGTCAGGATAAGGATTGGCGAAAAGACACTCACGGTACGATCAGGCGCAATAGCTACTACATCGGCGTGGTGCATGGCGCTGGTGGCGGGATGTATCTGGGTGGCACAGTCAACAAGAACGATGCCTTTATGAATGCGATTGATGGGCTGGATGTATTGGTTACGGCTCATGTTCACAAGCCATATGTGAGTCGAGGCAGTAAGGTTTGGATAGACCACAACAATGGCGTGGTAACACAACGGCCCTACCTTGTCATAGGCGCTGGCTCATGGCTTAGATTCGGTGGGTATGCTGCGCGTAAACTCATGCGCCCTGTAGCCCTGCCTGGTACAGACAGCTTTGTCTTGTATGGTGATAGGTCATGGTTTGAGGGCGTAGTTTAGTAGGTCAAAGTGCATACCGTCTGGCTGATTTAATAGGGCCACGTTTTTGAGGAAACGTAGATGTGCAATTCGTCTGGACGGCTTTTAAATCCCAAATTTAAGAGGTGAGTAACATCGCTCAACGTAGTCCGCACTTCTGCTATCAGGCAGGCTGCAACTGCCTAACCTCAGACACCTACTGCCCAGCACATGCGCCGCTGCATGATGTGCGCATAGACAATCGGGCAAGCGCTGCTGAGCGTGGATATGATACACGATGGTCACGATTCAGCAAGCGCTACCTGTCCATGCCTGACCATCAGTTCTGTGTGCTGCATATAAGCGCCAACTGTCGAGGCGTGGCTGAGTGCGTCGATCATGTTCGACCATTACAAGGGCCGCATGACCCAAGGAAGTACGACCTGCACAATGTCCAGCCGTCTTGTTTACCCTGTAATACACTAAAGGGAAAGCAAACAATCAGAGGCGCGTGGGTGTACGGCGACACAGGCCCGGGCGAGGCAGAGTAGACGGGCGGCAGTACAACACTAACGTATACTTTAGGCAAAGGCATAGGGTAGAGGGGTATCTAAAAGGTAGTACCTATGCCTTCTAAACCGGACAGCCTCTGTCGCTTACCATTTCGGCGCGACGTAAAACCAAAAGGAGGGGTCAGAAAATGCCAGGGGCAGCAAAACCAACCAATCTGCTCCGCCTTGAGGGGACTTCGCGCAGAAGTAAGGCGGAAATGGAGTTCAGGGAACGCGGGGAAAAGGCGTTGCAGACCGATCAGATGTTTTGTGAATCTCCACAGGTTAAAGCGGATGAAATCGCCCACCTGGAATTCATGCGGCTAAAGAAGTTGTACGCGAAAATAGACTTTGTTGAGGCGCTTGACCAGCAGATCATAAACCGTTACTGCCTGGAAATATCAAACACCTACCAGCTGCAGGAAATGATTGTAAAGCTCAGTACAGACCTGGATGGTGTGGAAACGATTGAGAACAGGTTGAAAATATACGGGTTGATCCACACGGCCAACGTGGCGATGACCAAGAATAAGGAGCTGCTGCTCAAATATGAGGATAGGCTCTTTCTGAATCCTGTGGCCAGGATCAGGGCGATCCCAAAGACGCCGCCTAAGGAAGAGAAACAGAGCGGAATGGCAGCATACATGGCCAATCGGGCCGAAAAATGATTGGCATTATTGAGGATGGTGGGGAGGGATGGCCTTTGAAGAAGCTAAATCGCGGGAAGTAATAGAGTTTATTGAGCTGCTGCACCTGACTGGCGACTTTTACGGTCATAATTTTACGCTGGAATCTTGGCAAAAGGACTTTATCAGTCAGATTTACGGGACGATTAGGGGCGATGGATACCGTCAATACCGAAGCGGATACCTTGAAATACCTAAGAAAAACGGCAAAACGACGCTGATTGCCGCCCTGGGGTTATACCATTTGGTCTGTGACGATCCCGGCGGTGAAATATATTGCTGCGCTGCCGAAAAGGAACAGGCTGCAATATCATACCGAGCGGCCAAATCCATGATCGAGCAGGACGAAGCACTTGCTGAAATTCTCAAAGTTGTTGACAGCAAGAAAGAAATTCACAATCGCAACACCGGAACGTTTTTGAAAGTGCTATCTGCCGAGGCTTATTCAAAGCACGGTATTTCACCCTCAATAATAATTTTTGACGAACTTCATGCCCAACCCAACCGCGAACTTTGGGACACGATGACATTTGGTTCAAGCTCAACCAGAAAACAGCCGTTACACTTTACAATAACTACAAGTGGTGACGATCCTGACCGCAAAAGTGTGGCATGGGAGCAGCATTTACTTGCTCAAAGGATCATCGAAGATCCTGCGCTTGATCCGACATTGTACGCCCGTATCTACGGCGCTCCGGAAGATGCCGACATATACGATGAATCGGTCTGGTACGCCTGCAATCCATCACTGGGCGTGACGATCCAGATCGAGACAATCCGGAGCGAGGCGGCTGCGGCGAAGAATAGTGAATCGGTCGAGCGTCTTTTTAGATGGCTGAGACTGAATCAGTGGATAGCACTGAAAAGAATCGGATGGCTGCCGATCACTCTCTGGGATCAGACAGAGCGGCCGTGGTCCGTGTCGGATCTGACAGGCGAGCGCTGTTATGTCGGCCTGGACCTGTCCAGCACAACCGACCTGACCGCCGCGGCCTGCATCTTTCCACCCTGCGAGAAGCACGAAGATTGGCGGACCGTAAAATATGCGTGGATACCCGAGGCAAGTATGAGGGAGCGCAGTCTGAAGGACCACGTCCCTTATGACAAATGGGTCAAAGAGGGCTTCCTGAGTGCTACTCCGGGGGATGTTGTGGACTATGGACTGGTCGCCACGGAACTTTCGGTGATCAATCAACGATACAATGTGGTCAATTTCTTCTCTGACCCGTGGCGTTTGGAGTACCTGAGGCAGCTTTTACCCGAAGAAATACAGTCTAAATTCGTCGAAATACCGCAAACAATGGCCGGAATGAGCTGCGGAATGAGTGAAATCGAGCGGATGCTGCGCGCCGGTGAGCTGACCCACCCGAGAGACCCGGCAGCGAGGTGGAGTTTTGGCAATGTCAGGGTGGCGATTGACGGAAACAACAACCAGAAACCAATGAAGCAAAAATCCATTGAGCGTATTGACATCACGGTCAGTCTGATCAACGCGATGGCCGGCGCAATCAAGATGGAGCCGAAGAAATCCGTGTATGAGAGCAGGGGACTGCGCGTAATAGGATGAGGTGATTAGATGCACATAATTGATACTCTGCCCGGCGAAATCAAACTGGGGCAGCAGAATGAGCACGGCGTGAGTGAGGTTGAGTTTGACATAACGGCATGGGTCGCCCTATATCCGACCGGCGCGGCAGTAATTGCGGCGAATCCGGGCGTGAGTGATGGCCTGTGGATGACCTACACGCGCAACGCCGAGGCTGATGTATATCCCGTCGATGCTGCTGATTTGGCCTTGTCCACGGTGGGCCTGGTTAATGTCCTTACATGGACTGTCCAGGAGGCCGTGACTGCGTTGGGCGGCCAGGGGACTGCGGTTATACACTGCACTGAGGACGGCGACGAGAAGCGCAGCCGGATGACACAGACGGTCGTGACGGATGGTCACGCCGCGGCCACTACACCGCCTGAACCGCTTGCCGATTATATCGCCAAGTGGGGCGCTGTTGATATCGTGGTCAGCGCCGTGGCGCATGATACTGTACCCACGGGCGGAATCACGCAGAACGAAACCGGCACACACATCACCCTGAACCTGGTTGATGGAGAGTCTGCCTATGACCAGGCTGTGACGGGCGGGTACACAGGTACGCTTGAGGGCTTCTATGATGACTTGGTGGGCTATGAGGGTGCATATGCGGCTCAATTAGCGGCAGAAACCGCCGAAACCAACGCCTCCTCCTCCGCCTCAGCCGCCGCCGCCTCAGCGCTGCAACTGGCATCGGGCGTGGCGAGTCCGGCGGGGTGGTATGATGATTTAGCCGCCTTGAATGCCGGCAATCCAGCGCACGATAAAACCTATGGCACCAAGAATGACTGGAAATTCGCCTTTTGGGAT